GCGCAACGGCCTGTGCAGGGATATTGCGCCGAGCAGAGAAAAGAGGCAAGAAACTGCCAGATGCCTTACAACAGGCATTGGAACGCGTTACGACGGAGAGTCAGACACCTTCATCACTTACGAATGACACAACCAAGACAGTCGAGTAAAAGAAGTGGATGTGGCTGCGACTCTTAACTGCAACGCTGGAGGCCGTGAAGGACATTTGGTTCAGGCAATCCCAATACAAGAGGCTGGCGGTAGAAGCCAAACCTCTGTAGACAATACGCGCTACAACATTGGAATCGGAAATGAAGGCGATCCAATGTATTGCCTAACAAAGAGCAGCGCACAGAGGCATGGAATCGCACAGCCGATTGCCTTCTCATCAAACATGAGCGTTCCTGATTGCCAAGAAGATGTATCACCAACGCTAAAGTTAGGCGGCCACGGTGGTGGCAATCCTCCAGCGGTTGCACAACCAATTCCTCTAAATTCAATGAACTGTTTTAGAAGTCCAGATGCTGATAAAAGCACAGGATGTGGAATTGGAGAAGAAGGGGAGGCAATGTATACGCTAACAAAAACAAATAGTCACGCAGTAATGCAACAGATGGCGGTTCGCCGTCTTACGCCAGTAGAGTGCGAGCGTTTACAAGGCTTCCCTGACAACTACACAAACATAAAAGAAAAGTGTCCTGACGGGCCTCGATACAAAGCCCTAGGCAATAGTATGGCTGTACCTGTTATGAGATGGATCGGACAACGAATTCAGGCAGTCAATGACCAAAGATGAAAAAGATTATCTCTCTCGTGTGGTCGAACTCGGATGCGCGGTATGCAGACGACTTGGCTTTAACGATACGCCGTCTGAAGTCCATCATCTTCGGACAGGAACAGGGCGAGGAAGGGCTTCGCACTACGATACGATTCCACTTTGCCCAGAACATCACAGAGGTCGTACTGGAATACACGGACTCGGAACCAAAGGTTTTGGAAAGCACTACGGCTTTACCGAGTTAGAACTACTAGAGGAGACAAAGTGTTTACTATCTCGCTGACGTTTTATAACGACCACGAACACTTAGACAAACACCTACAAGAATGGGAAACTTACCCATACATCCAGAAGCAGATCATTGACGACGGAAGCGAAGAACCACCGTTTGCCAATGTCCCTATCTACCGCATAGAACAAGACATCCCGTGGAATATCCCAGGCGCTAGAAACCTTGGCGCAGCCGTATGCCCGACAGAGTGGATTCTGTTTTGCGACACAGACCAGACGTTTAGCAAGGGAAGCATAGACGCAATTCTGGCTACCAAACTAGAGCGCGGTAAGTTCTACTCATTCGTGCGCGAGAACCGTCCTAGAACCGCAGGAACCTTGCTAGTGAACAGGCTCGACTACTGGGCGGTCGGCGGTTATGACGAGGACTTTTCCGGTCTCTATGGATACAACGACCCGTACCTCCGGCATCTCCTCGAGCGCGCTGGGGTCAGAGAGTTCACCCTCCCAATCCTCTGCACTCAGCACAATGCAGACTGCATCCTCACCAGAGTACCGAACAATGAAGGTCTCTACTACAAGAAAATCAAAAAAGGTAGAAGTCATACTTACCTGCGCTTTCCGTGGAAAAGAATATGAGAGTCCTTATTTATACGTCCATTTTCGGTGATTACGACACACCGAAGGTGCATCCTGACCAGACGATAGAAACGGACTTCCTGAACTTCACTTCTGCACACGAGGAACTAGGCGACAACCCTAGACTTCAGGCCAAGTACTACAAGGTCGTTCCGCACAGGCTGTTAGGCAACGGGATGCAGTACGACTACACGATCTGGATAGACGGCTCTGTACAGATTGAATCAGCGCGCTTCTCCGAATATATGGTCTCCCAGGCTAAAGACTCATGGGCGATGTTTAAGCACCCGTGGCGTGACTGCATCTATGACGAGATCGCAGAGGCTTACAACATGAAGAAGTACTCCGACCAGCCAATGCTTGAGCAGGGAGAGGCTTACATGGAGGATGGGATGCCTCCGAACTGGGGTCTACTTTCATGCGGCATGATTTGTCGCAATACCAAGAATCTAGAGGTCATGGGACTAGGCGAACTCTGGTGGCGCGAGATCCTGAAGTGGGGAATCAAAGATCAAGTGTCGTTGCCCTATGTGTTGCGTCAAAACAACAGTTCAGTAAATATCTGTGACAGACCACTTTTTAACAATGGAATGTTTACAATACACGCTGGACACCGAGCGGGGGAGTACGAGAAGTGCAAGCAATAGTTATCTGCACCACGAAAGCGACCTGTTTGCCAGTCATGCTGGCTTCTATAACTTTCTATGTACCAGAGGATGTCACCGTGTTCATCAGCGGCTCTGACATCGTTTTACCGCGTCACAGGACGGTTAATCTGCCTAACGAAGGCAAGACGTTTGGCGAGGCTTATAACGCGGCCATGCACCGAGCGTTTGAGGAGTTTGATGAAGTCGTGATTGCTAACGACGATATTGTGCTGACCCCCTACACATGGCCTACGTTAGCCAAAGAGGTTTCGCAGTTGAAAAGGCAAATCAGAGACCTCGGTTATGTCGCATCCCGCAGCGATTACGCTAGAGGATACCAGAACGTGAGACTAGGTGAAGGGCCGATGTCCTTCTTCCGCTACGAGTCTGAACACAAGATCTTAGAGGTGGATGTGATCGCCCCGATCTTTGCTTACATACACAAGGATGACTGGATAGACTTCCCGCCGATCAACTGGTATTCGGACGATATTCAATGCTTGGACATGAAGGCAACGGGCCAGCGGTTGTTTATTTCCACGGCATACGTTCACCACGTTGGCTCCCAGACCTGCGGCAAAGACGCTATGAAGTGCATCCGCGACGCGCAGCCGTGGATTGAGAAGAACCGACCAGAACTTGCAGAACTATGGTTCAAGAAGAAAGACTGAAGAACTGGGCATTTTTTTGCGCGTGGGGTCAGGTAGGGCCAGAAGTCCCTACCCGTTGCGCTTCCGCTGAAGGCAACTACGAGAGCGAGGATGTCTGGGAAGGTGAGGAACCACGGTACGAGCCAGATATGATCGACGGGCAACTGATAGAGGACTGTGTAAGGGTTTTACCCGATATTAGCCGCAGGGTTCTAAAGGCAAGATACATACAGTTTCCTTACAACCTCACGCACACCGTGGCGCAGCGTTTGAGGATGTCAACGGACAAGTTTGAAGCAGAATTATCAACGGCCAAGAGGAGGCTATATGAGCAACTCAGCAGAGCAGGGAACCCAGGCGTGGCTTGAAGAGCGCCTTGGACACGTTACCGGAAGTAGAGTTTCGGATGCACTAGCCAAGAAGGGTACGGCTACACGCGATAACTACCTGTGGCAGTTAGTAGCAGAACGTTTGACAGGGCAGGTGCAGGAGTCGTTTACCAATGCCGCAATGATCCGTGGCACAGAACAGGAACCCATAGCCAGGGCGGCTTACGAAGCCCATACTGGGCACTTTGTTGACCAGATTGGGTTTGTTAAGCACCCAAGTCTAGAATGGTTTGGAGCGTCTCCTGACGGCCTTGTAGGGGAAGAAGGTCTGGTAGAGATCAAGAACCCAAACAGCGCCACGCACCTGGCTTATCGCAAGTCTGGACAGCCACCTAGCAAGTACCGTTATCAGATGATGGCGCAACTCGCTTGCACAGGCCGGAAGTGGTGCGACTTTGTGAGTTTTGATTCCAGACTGCCAGAGAGCAAGCAACTGTTCGTGGTGCGGTTTGAGCCAGATGCCAAGGACATGGAAGCAATGCTGGAGTCTGTGCAGGAATTCTTAGACGAAGTTAAGAGGGAGTGCGAATGACGCAGTTTGCAATCATAGAGGCGTTGGCAGACGACATTCACAAGGTCATTCAGGAATACGGTGACTCGATGCCGTTTGCTACCGTCATTGGTGTGCTAGAGACGATCAAGATGGAACTGTACTTAGCAGCGCAGGATGAGGATGACGAACCGTGGAGAAACTAGAAGCGGTCTTGCATAACCTAATTTTGGCAGGTGCAGCAGTACTGGTGTGGGGGTGTGTGGTGTTGGTCTTGAGGTTAATTTACTAGGAGGGCTTATGGTAGAGGCAGGAGAGTTTTTGTTTTACATCTTAGGTGTCGTCATACTCAGCGGGTGGATGTCATGGCGGCTTGGCTAATTGCAATTATTGGAGTGGTGTATGCGGTGGTGGCCGTTGATCTTCTACGCATTGGTAATACTGGTCTCGGCATCGCTTTCGTGGGCTATAGCATCGGCAATGTCGGGCTATATTTAGCAGCGAGGACACAATGACACAGACGGAATGGGTACTGAAGGAAGGTCAGCGCAGGTGGATCACACCGCTGGACGCTTTTATAGGGTGCGGATGTTTGCGGTTAGCCGCTAGGGTATTAGACCTGCGGCGTGACGGCTACATCGTGGACAGAAAGATTATTAACCAACGCGGCAAACATTTCGCCGCATACAAAGTGAGGAAGAAGCATGGACTACGACAACACTAATTCTGGCGTTCTGTTTAAGAACGAGACCGACAATGAGAAGGCTCCTATGTACAAGGGCAAGATCAATGTCGATGGTAAGGAGTACGAACTGGCTGCATGGCTACGAGAAGCAAAGTCAGGCAAGGGAAAGTTTCTCAGCCTGAAGGTGCAGGAGCCTCGGAAACAAACACAAAAGTCGGTGACATTCGACGACATTGAATCGGACGTCCCTTTCTGATGAATGAAAGACCTGACTCAGGAAGAAGTTAAAGAACTGTTCTGGTATCGGCGTGGTCACCTTTACTGGAGGCCACGCTCGGAAGATCAGTTCCGCACTTATTTAGCATTTACGATGTGGAACAAGCGGTACGCCAACCAAAAGGCAGGATGCGCTAATGTTCGCGGATATGTCAAAATTGCTATACAGAAAAAGTCGCATCTTGCCCACAGACTTATATGGCTATACCACCACGGATGGCTACCAGAGGCGCTAGACCATATAAACAACAAGCCCTGGGACAATCGGATCTGCAATCTACGGCCAGCGACACGGACTGAAAACCGCTGGAATTCTCGTACACTTAGAGAAACAACAACGAATGTAAAGGGCGTTTATCGTCGGCCAAATGGAATGTATGAAACTCACGTAATGGCTTACGGTAAGCGTTATTATCTTGGAAGATTTGCTCGGAAGTCTGACGCAATCAAGCGAGTCAGAGAAGCCAGAGAAGCGCTGCATAAAGAATTCGCTCGGGATTAGAGGCACGTTTACCGCCACAAGATCGGAGGTAATGCAGATGGTGATGTCAGAACACGAAGCGAAGATAGAAGGTCTAGCGCGTCATGTTCTTAAGAAGAAAACGCTTGCAGAGCGTCGTAGGTGGTTAGCCGAGTTTGAGGACAAACACGGCGTTGGTATTACCGAAGAATTAAAGGCAAGAATCTTGGAACTAGCGAAGGAAAAGCGCAACCTCGGCCTTACGCCTACGGACTAATCCTGGCAGAACTTTGCCTCCAGCCATTGTGTATTTCATAAAGCCTTCAGCGATTGACTCTAGCGACTCGTCCCGCAGTATGCGCTGGCGTAGCGTAGAACGCTGAAAGCCGCCTACCCCGATATTGTAGGATAGAGCGACACAAGCGTCGAAAAGACCTTGATTCCCAACAAGATTGGGAGCAAGTCGAAGAACACCGCGTTCAAAACTGCCGAGCAAAGCCTTGAAGCGCGTCTCCAGTTCCTCGCGTGACCAAACTCGATTATCCTCATCTC